GTTGTAGTTGACGAAGACGGTCTGATCAGCGGAACACCTGGTCAAGTTCTTGAAATCTACCAAAATCTTTCACGCGCAACAGATGCCAAGAAAGATGACGGTACAACGAACTACTATAAGACTGCAATCAACGACTTCTCACGTTGGGTTTGGGCTACAAACGATCGCGCCGGCGCTGCTTCGAATACTCTCTCAACCGTTGCTAACTCGACCAATACGACGACTTACACGCGGTCGTTTGTTCGCGGTGCAGATGGTGCGACAGAAGGTACAGTTTCGATGGCAGCTCTTGCTTCTGCCTATGATCTCTTTGCAGACGCAAGCACAGTCGATGTTTCTTTGCTTCTTCAAGGAAAGGCAATCGGAACGAACGATGTTCAGCTAGCTAACTATCTGATCGACAACATTGCAGAAGTTCGCAAGGATTGCGTAGTGTTCGTATCTCCTGCATACTCTGATGTTGTAGGTATTAACGTAGAAAACCAGCAAGCACAGAACGTCGTAGATTTTAGAAATCTTTTGCATAATACTTCATATGCATTCCTCGATTCTGGTTACAAGTATCAGTACGACAAGTATGCGGATGTATATCGTTACATTCCTTTGAACGGTGACATTGCTGGTCTCACAGCTCGCAGTGATAATCTGAGAGATCCTTGGTTCTCTCCTGCTGGATTTACTCGCGGTCAAATCAAAAACCTTGTCAAGCTAGCATTTAGCCCTGGAAAAACCGAAAGAGATCTTCTGTATAAGAACGATGTCAATCCAATTGTCACTTTCCCGGGTCAAGGTACAATACTTTTCGGAGATAAGACTCTGCTTGGTCGTACTAGCGCATTCGATCGTATTAACGTACGTCGCTTGTTCATCGTTCTTGAGAAGGCCATTGCCACAGCTTCAAACTCTACTTTGTTTGAATTCAACGACGAATTCACAAGATCACAGTTTGTGAACTTGGTTGAGCCATTCCTTCGCGACGTTCAAGGTCGTCGTGGAATCTTTGACTTCCGAGTGATTTGTGACGAGACGAATAACACTGCTGAAGTCATCGATAGCAATCGCTTTGTTGGAGACATCTACATCAAGCCTGCTAAGTCGATCAACTTCATCCAGCTAAACTTCGTCGCCGTTAGATCTGGTGTCGAGTTCACTGAAATCGCTGGCCAGTTCTAATAAATAAGATAAACCTAGGAGGAAAGTAAATGGCTTTTAATATCACTGAAATGAGAAGCCAACTAGCTTTTGGCGGTGCAAGACAAAACCTGTTCCAAGTGGATATTTTTAATCCTGCGAACAGCTCAGGGGATGCAAAAACAAGATTCATGTGTCAGGCAGCTCAGCTGCCTGGCTCTGATCTTGGAGTCATTCCAGTGTTTTACTTCGGTCGTCAAATGAAGTTAGCTGGTGATAGAACATTCGCTGAATGGACAGTTACAATTATTAACGATGAAGACTTCTTGATTCGTAACGCTATGGAAGAATGGTCAAATAGAATCAATCGTCTACAACGCAACGTGAGAGAAATTGGTCCTGGATATAAGTCACAGGCCGCAGTGACTCAGTTTGGTAAAGATGGCACGAAGATCCGTACTTATGATTTTAACGGAATCTTCCCAAGCAATATCAGCCCGATCGAACTCGATTGGTCTACAACTGATCAAATCGAAGTATTCCAGGTTACATTCCAATATGACTACTGGTCAGTTGGTCGTACTGGAACGACAGATCGCGCCGGCGGTGATTAATAAGTAAAGGGTAGTCATTACCCTTTACTTTTTTCGTTATTTAAATTGGAGAATCCATGGCCGAGTTATTTGGTTTTCAAATTACAAGAAAGCAAGAAGAAAAAGCGCTTCCATCATTTGCTCCAAAACAAGATGATGATGGAGCGCTTGTTCTTGCTGAAGGTGGCGCTTACGGTCAATACGTTGATATGGAAGGTTCTATTCGAACCGAATCAGAACTTGTTTCAACGTATAGAGAAATGGCTCAACATCCAGATATCGAGTTGGCAGTTGACGACATTATCAATGAAGCGGTCGTAATTGATCCAAAGAAAGAAGTCGTATCTTTAAATCTTGATAAGTTAGAGCAACCTGATAAAGTCAAGAAACTTATTCTCGACGAGTTCAAAACTGTACTCGAACTTCTTGAATTTAATAACCACGCATACGAAATCTTTCGTAAATGGTATGTCGACGGCAGAATATTCTATCACTTGATGATCGACGAGAAGAAGCCGAGAGAAGGCATTCAAGAACTACGTTATGTAGATCCTCGTAAGCTTCGCAAAGTCAAGACTCAGAAGAAAAGAAAACTTGCAAAAGATTCAAACGTCATTGTTCCGGTGGCAGGCGAAGAGTTCTATATCTATAATGAAAACGGGTTCGGTAAAACTCCGAGTCAACCGAATTATCAAGATCCTACTACTCAAGGTATTAAGATCGCAGTCGACTCGATTGTCAACGTATCTTCTGGCCTTGTCAATGTCAAAGGTGACATGGTTATTGGTTATCTACAAAAAGCCATTAAGCCTTTGAATCAGTTAAAGGCCATGGAAGACTCTTTAGTCATCTATCGTATCTCGCGTGCACCTGAACGTCGTATCTTCTACATCGATGTCGGCAACCTACCGAAAATGAAAGCTGAACAATATCTTCGTGATATTATGACTCGCTTTAAGAATAAGATTGTGTATGACGCTGGTACCGGAGAAATCCGCGATGATCGTAAGCATATGACCATGCTTGAAGATTTCTGGCTACCTCGTCGTGAAGGCGGTAAGGGTACCGAAATCACGACTCTTCCAGGAGGTCAGAACCTTGGTCAGATTGATGACATCGTTTACTTTCAACGCAAGCTTTACAAAGCTCTAAACGTTCCGATTTCTCGTCTTGATCCTGAACAAGCTTTCAACTTTGGGAGAGCCACTGAAGTGACTCGCGACGAAGTCAAGTTTGCTAAATTTATTACTCGTCTTCGTACTCGATTCTCAGAAATTTTTAGTAAGATTCTCGAGAAACAGCTGATCTTGAAAGGCATCATTACCTCGGAAGATTGGTCCGAATTTAAAGCTAACTTTAAGTATGAATACTCTGAAGATAATCACTTTGCCGAATTGAAAAATACAGAGATTCTTCGCGATCGTATCTCGATGTTACGTGATGTCGACGACTATGCAGGCAAGTACTACTCGCATGAATGGATTCGTCGGAATGTTCTTTATCAGACAGAAGAAGATATGGAAGAGATCGACAAGCAAATTATCGAAGAAATGGACAATCCGCAGTATGCTCCACCAGAAATGGGTCCAGGTGGAGAACAATTGCCTCCTGAAGATGCAGGTGCTGAACCTGCTCAGAATGAAACTCCTCCGACCGCTGGTAAATCGAAGGCTACTTCTATTCCGAATGTGCCAGATTTAGTAGGAAAATAAATACATTATAAATAGTAAAAACACTTTTGGAGAATTTATATGGACATCGACGAACTGATTCGAGCAACTGTAGATCAACAACCGACACGGTTTGCAAACGCCTTCGACTCAATTATGCGCCAGAAAATTGACGCAAGATTAGAAGACGAGAGCGTTGCATATGCTCAACAAATGTTTGCTTCTGACGACCCTGAAGATGCCGATGAAGAAGAATTCGAAGATGATTTGGATTTTGACATCGATGACGAAGATTTCGAAGACGAAGATTTTGATATAGAAGATCTCGATCTAGAAGATCTTGACCTAGAAGACTTAGACACAGAGGAAGATGCCGATGGCGAAGACGCTTAAAGATTTCTTAAATGAAAGACAGCTTGGGCCGATGGTCGTCAAAAATCCTGACGAGCAAAAGTTCATCGACAAACATGTAGTTGCGAAGACTGCTGATCGCAACGGCAACGACGACGAAGTTTTCAAGGGTTCGAAGGTCAAGATGGCCGATCGCAAGAAAGAACGCCATGGCTATAATCCTGGCGAAGACGAAGAAGTGTATGAAGAGCTGAAGGGCAATCAGCACAAGATCGATGCCAATAAGAATGGCAAGGTTGATGCGCATGACTTCCAGCTTCTTCGGAAGAAGAAAAAGGTCGCCGAAGAAGCTGATGATCCTGCTTTAAAATTTAAATTACACATGGCTAAGAAAAGACAAGAAATGCAGAAAAAAGGTCTGCTAGCCAAAGAAGAAGCCGAGCAGATCGACGAGCTTTCGACTGATACAATGAAAAGTTACGGCGATAAGAGAGCTAGAACCGTTTTCAGTGGTGGTAGGAAGCCAGGACAATCTGTTGATGCTGGCATAAAAATGAAAAGCAAACAAAGTAATAGTCTATCATTAGCAAGAACTAAAATTAATAGAGCACGTGATACCGGAAGCACTGTTCTCAGTAAGGAAGAAGCTGAAGGTTTAGATGAACTGTCACACGCTACACTTCGCCGTTATAGAATGAAGTCAAAGTCTATTGCAGATAATGAAGGCCCTCTAAACTATCGTGAAAAAGGTCGTGAACTAGCTGGCCGTAAGACATACGGTGGCAGAATGGCCGGCATTGAAAAAGCCAAAGTTATGGCCAAGGAAGAAGCTGAACAGATTGATGAACTTTCAATTGATACAATGAAAAGTTACGGCGATAAGAGAGCTAGAACCGCTTTCAGTGGTGGCAGAAAGCCAGGACAATCTGTTGATGCTGGCATTAAGACAAAAAGCAGACAGATCAATAGTCTAGCTCTTTCTAAAACAAAAATTAATAGAGCACGTGATACCGGTAGTACAATTCTAAATAAAGAAGAAGCTGAACTACAAGAAAAACTCGACATGAAGAAAGCTTCGATGGGAACAGTAGTCAAGGATTTCCAAAAGTCTGATGCTCCTCAGTTTATGGGTAAGTCACAGAAGAAGCGCCAAGTCATGGCGATTGCTGCGAAGCTTTCAGCGCGCGATGGCAAACCACTCAATAAAGAAGAGCGTCTGCTTATTAAGCTCGCTGATCTTGCAGAAACACATCAAAGAACGATGGTATCGGTCTTTGAAAAACTCAACGAAGATAATCAATATGCATTTATGCAAGCTTGCGACACCGCAGATGGCATTGAGCAAATGTTGGATTTCTCAATCAGTTATAGAGGTGAATAATGGCTGTTACGATTACATCAAATAAGAAAAATACATCAGCTGTTATTCACATATCTGCTGCGAATAGCGGCAATATTGTGGTTGCTGGCAATAGCACTACTACGAATGTTGGTGCCACTGCCACTTGTCTTGCTACGAGTGATGAGGTTCTTTCTGGAGCTTATATCGCACAGATTTTTTGGGGCTGTGACGGCAATGGCCATATTCAGATCCTCAGAGGTACGACTCTTGTTGGCGTATATGACTCGACTGGATACTGTGACTATGCCGGTAACGGTATGCCGCTCAATGTAAATCCTACAGCAAATTTAGTAGTCAATTTTGTCGGTTCGGCAAACTCATATTGTTTGCTGGAAGTACAGAAGCAAGGTACGTTCATTTCACCATATAACAACTCGTAAGGTAAGAAGACATGAAGCTAATCACCGAAGTTGTTGAAGATCTGAAATGCATTACTGAATCTCGTGAAGACGGGAAGAAGAACGTATACATCGAAGGTATCTTCTTGCAAGGAGGCATCAAGAACCGCAACGGTCGTATGTATCCTGTCGAAACTCTTGAAAAAGAAGTCAATCGTTACGACGAGTCTTACATTCAGAAGGGTAGAGCTCTTGGCGAGTTAGGTCATCCTGATGGTCCGTCGATTAATCTCGATCGTGTATCTCATATGATCACTTCTTTGAAGAGAGAAGGTACTAATTTCGTGGGTCGGGCAAAGCTGATGGATACTCCAATGGGTAGCATTGCCAAAGGACTTATCGGCGAAGGCGTCAAGCTCGGTGTTTCATCCAGAGGTATGGGTTCATTGAAGCTAAATAAAGAAGGCATTAATGAAGTTCAAGACGATTTTTATTTGGCTACAGCCGCTGATATTGTAGCTGATCCTTCTGCTCCAGATGCATTTGTGAACGGAATCATGGAAGGCGTAGAATGGGTTTGGCAAGACGAACTTCTTGTTGCAAAGAAAAATACAGCCGCAGTACTCGAACAAACCGTACAAAATATTGAAAGCGCATCTTCTAAAAGACAGCTTCAAGCTAAAAAGTTTGAAATTTTTGAGAACTTCCTCAATAAAATTTCTAAAATCTAACTTAGAATAAATAAATAAATATTACAAGGAGTCAAAAATGTCAAATAAAGATACGAATGAAATCGTTCAAGACGGTATCGACGAATCTGCTGGTTCGGAAACCCTAAAGCCAAATCCAACACGTGCAGAGATGCTGGCTACTTTCAGTCAACTTCTTGCTCAATTGAAGGGTGAAGATCTTTCGCACTTCTTTAACGATTCAATTAAACAATATAGTGCCGATGGTATTCCTTCGTCGCCAACTCCCGGTGGAGCTCCTGGTATGGGGCAAATGCCAATGGCTACAATGAATGCAGTCAAAGAAGACCTCGACGAAGTTTTCTCTGGTGAAGATCTGACCGAAGAAGCAAAAGAAAAGTTTTCTACGATCTTTGAAGCCGCTGTTTCAGCTCGCGTTTCACTCGAAGAAGCTCGTCTTGAAGAAGCTTACGAAGATCTTCTCGCCGAAGAAGTAGAAGAAATTAAAGAAGAGCTTACTACAAAGATCGATCAGTATCTCGATTACGTAGTAGAATCGTGGATGGAAGACAACAAGCTTGCTGTCGAATCCACATTACGCGCCGATATTGCAGAGAACTTCATGGAAGGTCTTTACAATCTGTTTGCCGAATCATACATTACAGTGCCTGAAGAGAAGCTTGATGTAGTCGGCGAATTAAAGGCACAGATCGAAGAACTTGAAACAAAGTTCGACGAGTCTGTAAACAAGCAACTAGAACTGCAGTCAATGATCGATGAAGCGACAATGGAAGCGACATTCGACGAAGTGACCGAAGGTCTTGCTGCTACACAAGTAGAAAAGCTTCGTACTCTTGCAGAAGGTATCGAGTTCACAGATTCTGAGTCTTATGTAAAGAAACTCGGCATTTTGAAAAGCAAGTACTTCTCTGAGAGGAAGGAAGTCAACACTGGCGTTATCACAGAAGAAGCGGCAGAAGGCTTTCGTGAAGATACGAAACCCGTAGCAGTTGGCGAAATGGCAAACTATGTCAGCGCGATTTCAAGAACCAAAAAGTTTTAATTTGATAAATAATAAACTAATCCTAAGGATAAAGGGAGAATAAAATGTTAGCTGAGGAACTAAATAACAAGTGGAAGCCAGTGCTCGAGCACTCGGATCTTCCAGAAATTAAAGATGCTCACAAGCGCCTTGTCACTGCGACAGTGCTTGAGAACACAGAGCGCGCACTTCGCGAAGCTGGTGGCGGACAGCAATTGCTTGGTGAAGCTGAATCTACCAATACTGTAGGCAGCGGAAATATTGCAAACTTCGATCCGGTACTGATTTCGCTCGTACGTCGTTCGATGCCAAATCTAATTGCTTATGATGTTTGCGGCGTTCAGCCAATGAACGGTCCAACCGGGCTTATCTTTGCAATGCGTTCGCAGTATGCTAACTCGTCAGATCCGAGTGTTGCAGAAGCATTCTACAACGAAGCCAACACAGGTCACGCTTCGCGTCTCGGTGCTGGTCTTACTTTTGCAAACACCGGTGCTGCTGGTGCAACTGCGGTTGGTGCTAACACTGTTGGTACAGCTCCTGATTCGTCAAATAACGCTGGCAATACATTCTACAACTACACCATGGGTCTTCTCGTTGGTTCGGCTGAATTGCTCGGCGCCAACAGCACTTTCATCTTCCCGGAAATGGGCTTCTCAATCGAGAAGGTTACCGTATCTGCAAAGACACGTGCTCTGAAGGCAGAATATACACTCGAACTCGCACAAGATCTGAAGGCAATTCACGGTCTTGACGCAGAATCAGAACTTTCGAACATCCTTTCGGGAGAAATTCTTGCTGAAATCAACCGTGAAGTTGTTCGCTCGATCATCATCACTGCTGAAAAGGGTGCAGCCGATGGTACCACAACTGCTGGTATCTTCGACCTCGACACCGATTCAAACGGTCGTTGGTCAGTTGAAAAGTTCAAGGGCCTTCTGTTCCAGATCGAACGTGAATGCAATCAGATTGCAAAACAAACACGTCGCGGTAAGGGTAACGTAATCATCTGCTCATCAGACGTTGCTTCGGCACTTCAGATGGCAGGCGTTCTTGATTACGCTCCTGCATTGAACACATCTTCGTTGAATATCGACGACACAGGCAACACGTTTGCTGGTGTTATCAGCGGTCGCATTAAGGTCTATATCGATCCTTATGCTGGTTCAAACTTCTTGGTAGTAGGCTATAAGGGTTCGAATCCGTTCGACGCCGGTCTCTTCTATTGCCCATATGTTCCGCTTCAGATGGTTCGTGCGGTTGATCCAGGTTCGTTCCAACCGAAGATTGGCTTCAAGACACGTTACGGCATGGCACCGAATCCATTCGCCAAGGGTACAACTGCTGCTTCTGCAACAGCTGTTCTTGAGCAAGATTCGAACAAGTACTATCGTCGCGTTCTTGTTAACAACTTGATGTAATAAGAGTTGGAATAACCAACCTAAAAACTGGAAGGGGAGTCGAAAGGCTCCCCTTCTTTTTGGCATGTACAATATATAAATAGTGTGTATAATGGGTATTGCAGCCAAAGGAAAGATATGACAGCCGTAAATAATATAAACAAAAACTTTCTGTCACCTTTAGGCTATAAGTTTACTTTGGCTCGAGCGCCTGCGATCAGTTACAATGTACAGACTATTCGTTTTCCTGGTGTACAGATGAGTAACGGCGAGAGTCCAACTCCGTTCGTTCCGATTCCAGTCACAGGTAAATTGACTTATAGCCCACTCGATTTAACGTTTCGAGTCAATGAAGATATGACAGATTATCTCGAGATCTATAACTGGATGGTGGCTTTGTCATCGCCTACTAGTTTTGATGGTTATAGGACTTTACGGAATTCTCAGGTTGGCGGTGCATCTACTTTGTATTCAGATCTCAACTTACAGATTATGAATAGTAGCATGAACTCGAATATTATGATAACTTTTTATGATGCATTTCCAATCAGTATCGGAGATATGGAGTTTAATAGCACAGATACTAGTGTCAATTATATAGAATGCAGTGTAGAGTTTAAATATCTAAGGTATGATATCGAAGTTTTATAGGATGAGTTATGAAAATTGATGACATTTATGCAGAATGGGAAAAAGATTCCCAGATTAATCGCTCTGAGCTCGGCGACGAGGCGCTCAACATTCCAAAGCTTCATCACAAGTATTTTAAGATCTTTACGCATGAGCGTCTGCTGCTTCGTAAGCAAGAAGTCGAACTCAAGCAACTGAAACTTGAAAAGTTAGAGTTCTACACTCTCGGACCGACAGAAGAGTCTCATGAGAAAGGTTGGCGCTTACCGCCACAGGGCAAAATACTCAAATCTGAAGTGAATAACTATATCGAAGCAGACACGGATATGGTAAATCTATCATTGAAACTCGGCATTCAGCACGAGAAGATCGATCTCCTTGAATCCATTATCAAGTCTCTCACTGCTCGTGGTTTTAATATTAAGGCAGCAATCGAGTGGGAACGTTTCAAGGTCGGTATTTAATGAGTTCAGTGCACCTTAAATTTATTAATAATGTTCACGTCAAAGTGGAGGCAGAACCATCGACTGTCATGGAATTGGCAGACGAGTTCACGTTCTATGCAGAGAATTATAAGTTCCATCCAAAATATCGAGCGAGAATGTGGGATGGTAAGATTCGTCTTATTAATAATCTGACCGGACAGGTATACGCTGGATTAGCAAGACATATCAAGAAATTCTGCGATGCTCGAAACTACACGTTCTCGTTTGACGAGCAGTTGTACTATGATGGTGTTTCTGAGCACGAGCTCAGAGAATTCATATATACTCTTGGAATTCCTGAAAAGTATACCATCAGAGATTATCAGTTCGATTCTATCTTGAAATGTATTCGATCGAATCGAAGAACGTTGGTATCTCCAACTTCTTCTGGTAAATCTCTGATGATCTACATTCTAATGAGATGGTATCAAAAGCATAAAGCTTTGATCATTGTTCCTACCATCGGTCTCGTCAATCAGATGGAGAGTGACTTTCGAGATTATGGATATACGGGTGATATTCATATGTCGACTCAAGGTTTGAGTAAGTCGAATGATATTGAATGTGATATGGTCGTGACGACGTGGCAGTCATTGAACAATGGTAAGAATAAGATGCCAAAACCTTGGTATCAACAGTTCGGAGTCGTCTTCGGAGATGAGGCTCACGGAGCAAAAGCGACTTCGCTTATACAAATTCTTAGCAGTCTTACTGGTTGCAAGTATCGTTTTGGTACTACTGGAACTCTCGATGGTACACCTCTTAACGAGACAACAATCGAAGGTCTCTTCGGTCCAAAGTATAAAGCCGTCAGTACAAAAGATCTTATGGACCAAGGATACGTATCGAAACTCAAAATTAAGTGCATCGTTCTCAAGTATGATGAATCAACTAGCCATGCAGTCAAAGGAAAGACATACCAAGAAGAGATCGATTTCCTCATCAATTGCGACGCTCGAAATAAATTTATTCGCAATCTCAGTCTCTCGTTAAAAGGTAATAAACTTGTTTTCTTTCGAATCGTGGATCATGGCAAAATACTTTATGATCTCATCACTAAAAGTACAAATCATAACGTTTTTTATATTGATGGTTCTGTCAGCGGTGATACTCGAGAATCGATACGAAAGGCGATCGAAGAAGAAGAAAATGCCATTCTCCTCGCATCGCTCGGTACTACATCGACTGGAGTTAGTATCAATCGGTTACATCATATGATCGCCGCTTCTCCATCGAAATCGAAGATTAAAGTTCTACAGTCTATCGGTCGCATGCTTCGGATACATGAATCAAAAGAACAAGCTGTGCTTTATGATATTGTCGACAATCTCTCTTATAAATCTCATCAAAACTTTACTCTTCTTCACTTTATTGAACGTACGAAGATTTATGATGCAGAGCAGTTTGACTACGAAATTTATAATGTGAAAGTTTAATATGATAAAAGTAACACATCTTATTAGCGGCGAAGTTCTTATCGGAAAAGTTGAAGAAAATCAAAACGAATATATTATTACGCATCCATTCCTAATGGAAATTATCGATGACTCAAATGAAAGTTCTGGTATTCGTATGGATTATTTGTTAGCATTTTCGAAAGATAACTGTGTACATATAAAGAAAAATGCTGTATTGTATAACTATAATCCTTCAGATAGAATGGAAGAATATTATAGTCGACTTTCCGAATTTACGGCCAAACGTGAGAATGATGAAAGTCTAAAACAAACCCTCGAGGGTATGGATGAGATGGAGCGTAAATTGCAATCTCTCTTGACACAAAGACTCGTAGGAAAAAGTACAATAAATTGAGAAGGTTGAATGATGATTAAAAAGAAATCGACTACCCATTATATCGATAATAAACTATTCTACACTGAGATGGTCAAGTTCTGGAATTCTTGTCAAGAAGCGAAGAAGAATGGTGAACCGAGACCAGCTATTCCAAATTATGTAGGCAAATGCATTATGCTGATTGCGCAGCGCCTTTCAACTCGACCTAACTTTATCGGATACTCGTATCGTGAAGAAATGGTAGGAGATGGTATTGAGAACTGCTTAACATACATTCATAACTTCAATCCAGAAAAATCATCGAATCCATTCGCATACTTTACTCAAATCATTTACTATGCGTTCTTACGTCGAATTCAAAAAGAAAAGAAGCATACATACATCAAACACAAAGCTTTTGAGGATAGCATGATCATGAATACTCTCGTGGACATGGCACCAGAAGATCGATCACACTTCAATGCCGCATTTATCAATGTCTCAGAAAAGCTCGGCGAATTAGTAGAGAAGTTTGAAGCAAAGAAACCACCAAAGCCAGTCGAAAAGAAGGGCGTAGAGAAGTTTATTGAGGACGAAGAAGATGAAGGATAATGTTCCAGTTCTGGTTCAACAGATCAGAGAAAACATGCTGAATGAAAAAACGCCTGAACACATTCGGTATAACTACATGATGATCATGGAACTGATTCGCGATTTTGCGGATATGTCTTTACGTGAATATCATAGTGATAAGAAGAAGATTTTTAAATGAAAATTGCTTTGATCACGGATACCCATTGGGGTGCACGCGGAGATTCTGCGGCCTTCGCAGAATATTTTAATAGGTTTTATTATGACTACTTTTTCCCGTATCTTTCTACTAATGGTATTAGCCGCATTTTTCATTTGGGCGATATTGTCGATAGACGAAAGTATATCAACTTTGTCACAGCGAGAAATTTACGGCGATTCGTCGAATACTGTGATACTTCCGACATTCGATTAGACGTGATCATTGGTAACCATGATACTTCTTTTAAGAATACCAACGAAGTGAATTCGATGCGCGAGTTGTTTGATCACTCGACGTATAACATTCATTATTACTCAGATCCAACAGAAGTCGATATCGACGGCTTGAATATCGCCGTACTTCCTTGGATTTGTTCTGGCAACTACGATGAAAGCATGGAGTTTATCGATAAGACTTCTGCGCAGGTTTTATTTGGGCATCTTGAGCTTGCTGGCTTCGAGATGTATAAGGGTGCAGTGAATGATCATGGATTTAGCGCTAGCATGTTTGATAAGTTTGATGTCGTGTGTAGTGGGCATTTCCATCATAAGTCCACGCGTGGTAATATCAATTATCTTGGCGCACCCTACGAAATGTCTTGGTCTGATTATGATGATCCAAGGGGTTTTCATATATTTGACACAGACACTCGTGAGCTAACATTCATACAGAATCCTTATACGATGTTTCAGAAGTGGTTCTATGATGATGCCAAATGGCCCAACTTCGAATCGATTCACAGGTTAGATTTTAGTTCGGTCAAGGGTAACTATGTGAAGGTCATTGTCAAGAACAAGAACAATCCTTTCTGGTTCGATACATATATTGATAAGCTCGAAAAGGCAGGTGCTCTTGACATTCAGGTGGTCGAAGACAATCTTAATCTTCAACTGGAAGATGACCGTGACATTGTCAATGAAGCGGAAGATACACTCACAATCCTCACCAAAGTAGTCGACCAGTGGGAAACTCCGGTCGATAAAAAAAGATTGTACAATTTCTTAACAACGCTGTATGGTGAAGCTTTAAGTGTGGAGTAATCATGATTTATTTTAACAAACTCCGATGGCAGAATCTTCTGTCGACTGGAAATCAAATGACTGAGATCCAATTGGATCGCAGCAAGTCGACACTCATTCTCGGTGAAAATGGTGCAGGCAAGTCGACGATCTTGGATGCGCTTTCTTATGTCTTGTATGGTAAAGCTTTCCGTAACATCAATAAGCCTCAGCTTGTTAATTCGATGACAAATAAGAACCTTTTGGTCGAATGTGAGTTCTTGATAGGAAAAAACGCTTTTCTTGTAAAAAGAGGTATACGACCTAACCTATTCGAGATCTATCAAAATGGTGTACTATTAAATCAAAATAGCTCCAATAAAGATTATCAAGATTACTTTGAGAAGCAGGTATTGAAATTAAGTTTTAAATCCTTCAGCCAAATCGTAGTATTAGGCTCTGCAAACTATTTGCCCTTTATGCAGCTCCCAGCTCATGGGCGAAGAGAAGTCATTGAAGATCTTCTGGACATTCAGATCTTTAGTACGATGAACACTCTTTTGAAAGAGAAGGTCATTGAGAATCGAAATGAACTCCATGAGTCTGATCATAAGATTAACTTGATCGAGAATAAGATTGAATTGGCAGAGAAGCACATCGTTTCTCTTCGTACCAATAATGACGAGTTGATTAAAGCCAAGCAAGGTATGATTGAAGAACTCGAAGATCGTGTAGAAGAGACTGAAGTTGCTATCCAGGCAGTATCTAATAGTATCCTATCTCTCAGCGCACAGATCGAAGATCATGACAAGGTATCGAAGCGTAAGCTCAAGCTACGACAGATGGAAACTGATCTCGAGAATAAGATTCGTAAGTTTAAGAAAGAAATCTTGTTCTTTCACGACCATGATAACTGTCCGACATGCCGTCAAGGTATCGATCATGGTTTTAAAGAAGAATGGATTAGTAGTCGTACAAATAAGACGAGCGAGATCGAAGACGCCATGGCCGAGATCGAGAAGCAGATGCAAAACATCGAAACCCGATTGAACGAGATCGCCGATATCAACACACAGATTACTTCTTACAATACACAAATCACTGGTCATAATGCAGACATTCGTTCTTGGCAGAATTCGATTAAGACTCTCAACGCAGAGATCGAATCAATTCGTAATAATACACTTGCGATTGACACAAGCAACGTCGATGTCGATACTTTTAAAACTGAACTCAAGAATACGAAGGCTCGCAAAGAAGAACTCACACATCATCGTTCGGTTCTTGAAGTCGCAGGTGTTCTACTCAAGGATACAGGTATCAAGACGAAGATCATTAAGCAGTATGTTCCCGTCATGAATAAGCTCATCAACAAATATCTTGCAGCCATGGACTTCTTTGTTCAGTTTGAATTGGATGAAAATTTTAATGAAACTATTAAATCGCGTTACAGAGATGATTTCAGCTATGCCTCTTTCTCCGAGGGCGAAAAAATGCGTATTGATCTTAGCCTTATGTTTACCTGGCGGGCTATTGCTAAGCTCCGTAATAGTGCTAGTACTAACCTCCTCCTCATGGATGAAGTCTTCGACTCTTCGCTCGACGTCGGAGGAACAGAAGAATTCATGAAGATTCTCGAAGGTCTTACACAAGATACGAACACTTTTGTGATTAGTCATAAGGGTGATCAGCTGTATGATAAGTTCCATAGCGTAATCAAGTTTGAGAAGCATAAAAACTTCAGTCGGATTGCAGCATGAACCGGTGGATTGCAATCATAGATAATAGGATTATCAAATGATCAGAGATATTTTAATGCATACAGATCCTCTTCTGAAGGAAGAGATGCCGAAGTTTGACTTCGATAATCCTATCATCAATCCAGTCGAACTTTACAACGATCTTGCTGAGACGATGATCGATGCTGAAGGTATGGGACTCTCGGCCAATCAGATTGGTGTACGTACTCGTATGTTTGTGATGAGAGCAGAGAACGTGATCGGTGTTATCAACCCGAAGATCATCGACGTATCATCTGAGACGGTGACACTCGAAGAAGGATGCTTGTCGTATCCAAATCTCTTCGTGAAGATCAAGCGACCGAAGTTTATCAAGGTTCGCTTTACACATCCTGATGGTACGACCGAAACGAAGAAGTTTGATGGTATTACTGCTCGAGTGTTTCAGCATGAACTCGACCATTTGAATGGAATCTTGCATACCAAGCGAGCGAATACATATCATATGGAGCAAGCAAAAAAGTTAGCAGCGAAAATAAACCGAAAAAACGGTGTACTTAAACCAAAAAATGAGTTATCTTTAGAAGTACAACAAATGATGGAGTGGTTAAAAGCATGAGTGAAAATTGGGTTGAAGATATTTCTGATATGCATCGGTATTACGGTGTCAATGAGAAGGTTCAAGATTTTGATGTTGAGAAACTCAAACAGTACCTTCAATTTCGTATGTCGTTCCTCGACGAAGAACTGACTGAAACAAAGAATGCGGTGAACGCCAATGAAGCCGAGGAAATCGTCGATGGTCTGATCGACCTTTGTGTTGTGGCTATCGGCACTCTCGATTCGATGGGCATCGATTCGTATGAGGCCTGGAATCGTGTTCTACGCGCAAACCTTTCAAAGGAGGTTGGTATCAAACCAGAACGGCCGAATCCTCTCGGTCTTCCAGATTTGATCAAGCCCGCAGGTTGGAAGGCCCCAAGCCATGCTGACAACCATGGACTGCTCACAAAACTCAAAAAATAGTTTTGTTTCGAAAATAAACATGTACAATTAATCCAATTCTTGGTATAGTGGACCTATAATCAAGAAGGAAATGATCATGACTGCTTTTACAAAACAAAATTTAGTCGTTAGTGGAGATTATGTTTTTTACCAGCCTCCCGCCGACGACTCCTGCCAAGACCTCAGGTTTGTCGCTCGCTTCAAACATCGCGGACCGGTAACCAAAGCCAAGTTCATCAAGACTCTGATCAAACATTACACCGTCGAAGAGTACTTCGCTCGCCTCGGTGGAGCCTACAATGCTCAAGGTGAAGCACCTCTGCAGATCCTCATGAACGATGAGATCTTAGTGTTCGACAAGGACGATCTCGGTCGTGCCTTCTTCACCCTTGACGGAAAGGTACTGTAATGGGAAAGAAACTATCTCAGCAACAAAAGTGGGAACGTAACCTCCGTTCCGCGCGCATGATTCGCGCAAACGTGAACGGTCTCATTGCTGATGGCATTGCTGAAGATGAAGATGTCATGGATGAATATTCTGGCATTCTAGCCGAGTGGATTTTCCGTAATCCTGTTCGGCATTCTGGATATATTTCAGTCGAAGCTTTAAATTCATCTAAGACTCCTACCGACGACCATTACTTCGGTCGTAAATCTTCTGGCATTTTGCTTTATCGATACGCCCTTCGAGGTGCATCGATAAAGCGTCTTGCGTATATTATTGCTTCTCGATCACGTTGCCATCAGGTTACTTCAACAGAAAATACTGAGCTTAAGAAGCACGACACGCACGCCCTTCTAAAGCCAAAACCTGTACAACAAGCCGAATATGAAGCAGCTAAGATTATAATGGTTAAGAAGAAAATTACTATGTACATTATTGATGATATTCAGTATAGTACACTTACTGATGCTGCACTGGCCCATAATGTTGGCTTAATGACTGTTAAGAACAGGTGCACTCGAGATAAACGTGGTAAGTTTCCGAATTGGAAGTGTGAAATTATATAATGATTAAAACTTATACCGCTACTGTCCTTCAAGATTTTATTGATAGGCGTCAAGAACGTATTGATGAAGATGATCGTACAGATGTAAACCCGTATTTTCAATGGGATGCCGAGTTTGTCGAATGGCACCAAAGTATTACTGATCCTATGCAAGCGATGTACGAAGGTTATGAATACGATACCACTCACGAAGTATATGGTAATCTCGACTATAAGATGTATTCGAAAGAAGGTGTAAAGGTTAGTTCTTATATTCAAAAGCAGATTGCTGATGGTAAGATCAAGCATTTAGTTGTCTGGAAATGGACAGACGGCTATAAACAGTTGTACTTAAATCAAGAAATTAGGTATACTATCCTAGGAATTGTTTCTGCTGAAGAAGCTTTGACAAAAATAGTAAACGGTCGTTTTAATTTTGAAGAGGTTACAAATGTCTAAAGAACGAGAATCAATCCGAGTCCTCCAAGAATGTGCTGAAGTTCAGCTGAAGAAGTCAAAAGACTATCAGAATGATGCGAGTCGCATTCGTCAAGCTGACTACTATCCTCGTGGCGTAGCAACCATCACTGATCTCATCTATGCCAAGACTCTGCGTATGCAGTCTGTCATCGAAGCCATGGAAAAAGATCCTACGTACAAGCCTAACTTCGAATCGATCGAAGATTCGGCAATGGATCTGATCAACTACGCATCGTTCGTAGTATCCTATTGTCGTGGCAAGATGGACGGTCAATCATCTGATCGTGACTTCCTCAACCGTCCAGTAGGAGCGATGAAGAATGTTGAAGGTTGAAGATATTCGTAAACACTTCATCAACGAACTTCTCGACGATCATTATGTCACTGACAAGACTGGTGTCAAGACCATCGAGATGATTGGTGCTACTTTCGAAGCTGATGAACCAACCATCTTCGGTGAAGTCAATGAAGAGTATGTCGAGCGCGAACTTCAATGGTATCAGTCGATGTCACTCAGTATCAACGATATTCCTGGCAAGACTCCTGCAATTTGGCAGCAGGTTGCTGACAAGTACGGTTACATTAACTCGAATTATGGTTGGGCTATCTGGCATGAAGATAACTTCGATCAATATAATCATGTTCTGAAAGAACTTCGTGATAATCCAAACAGTCGTCGTGCTGTGATGATCTACACTCGTCCTACGATGTGGTACGACTATAACTTCAATGGTATGTCTGACTTCATGTGCACCAATGCAGTTCAATATATGATTCGTGATGGAGAACTGATTGCGATTGTACAGATGCGTTCGAATGACGTCGTCTTCGGATATCGCAATGATTATGCGTGGCAAAAGCATGTTATTGATAAGTTAGCAGCAGAACTCAACATCATAGGCACGAAGATTATCTGGCATGTTGGTAGTCTTCACGTGTACGAAAGACACTTTGATAAGGTAAAGTAATGAAAGACGTTTTATATTATTCGACTTTGGTAGGCCATGAGATCAGTGATGATGTCGTGGTCGTTGGTCTGTGCCCGTCAAGTAACGATGTTCGTTCGAGATCTGACACATACTGGAGGCTGAAGAACTGGATGAACATCGTAGGTCAATACGCATACGATTTTCACAACGTCATTCCTGATATTCTCGACGCAGAGCCGAAGATGGCGAACGTCAATCTTGAGGATATAAATACTAAGCTAAGCAAGTTTAGAGACAAGAAGGTGATTGCTCTCGGCAACTTTCCTTCGAAGGTACTCGACAAGCTTGGCATAGATCACCTCAAGATCGGTCATCCTTCGATGCGTAACAGAAAGTGGAATGACTTTCGTAACGTAACGATGACTCTTGAAAATATGAAAGATTATCTGCGTGGAACTCACTGAATACTATGACGAGTATATTCGATATTTCCATCTAGCAAAAGATCAGCAAGCCAAGTGTAATCTTGGTTCTGTTCCATACCTCGAATCGAATATGAACGACGACCTCCTCGAGAACGTAGAGCTCTATGACGTCGTCGAACGTAAGTTTGCGGGCTTCTCACAAATCGTTAACGATGTGTTTTATGGATGGACTCCAGAACATCCTTATTGGGACAAGATGGAGAAAGGTCATCATACATACCAAAGGAAGACGATTGCCACCGACTGGACTGGTAAGCACTCTGATTTCAAGCTTGCAGAATGGTTGTATGTGTTCCTTCTCCATCGTGTGACTGGTTCTGGTATCAACTACTCAGTGAAACCTTCGGGCTATTCGAACACGATTCTTCCACATCTCTATAAGTTTAAAACAATTGAAGAGATGACGAAGTTTCTCAACGTTTATCCATATCCATTCTACACATCGGTAGGTTATCAGTTTCCTTCTTTTCCAAAGCCGAAGCCTGGTTACAAGAGAGGTGGAGACTATTACCTTTCTGAGTATGCACCTCGCCTTTGTCGAGAAATGGCAGAGTGGCTCGAAGGCAACAACTCCAAGAAAGATCTTCGCGAAATCGGAGAATGGATGTTTGATTGGAATACCAAGAATGGACTTCGTGTTTATCGATTCCAATATGCGGCATTCGTCGCAGATATCGCCGATTGGTTTCCGCAGTATGTCAATCTTGAAAGTCCATTTTATTATGGCACGAATGCAGTCGAGTGTATCTCATATCTGGCAAACAACACTGATAAGTTACAAAAAGAAAAGTTCCTCGATAAGGTAATGGAAAAGATTTATGATGATACAGGCGCATATCCCTACAATGCAGAAGATGTATGTTGCGACTTCATTCGATGGGTCGAAAACTATGTCAAGCCAGGATCAGGATACAACCATCTTTGCTTTGATTCCGTCTGGTCTTCTTGCCGAATTAAAGATCACCCATATGGAAGACAGCGAGCGATGCTGGATCTGGGCCTCGTAAGAACTTTTAACGGTATGACAAACCATCCATCTGACGATACCATTATCAAGGCTGCTGGCATGAGTGTACAAGACTATAAGGCAAAAGTCAATGAATATGTTAACGCAGCTGCTCGGTGAGCATGAATTTGATATTGAATATCCTAACATTGCCGAAGTCGAGTATGACGACAAAGGAAAGCCGAAGCAATCATGGATGAAAGATTGGACTCAAGAAGAGAGGACTGAAAAGTTTTTCGAGTTCTGTCGTGAGTATGACTTACGCCGTGACTCACTTCTTCGTGACAACTACCAACAGTTTAGTCATCGTATGCATTGGCATGAATGTCCGTTCGTTGACGAGATCAAAGAAGTCGACGATTTTAAGACTGTACTCGAAGCGTGCCTTATCTTCTCTTTTAGCAATGAACACTGGAAAACTTTTAAGGCATGGCAATCTGGAGGTCCAGAAGCCATGCGTACTCGTTTTATATCTGAACGTCATGCTCGATCAGATCTTTTTCAAATCTATTATCCAAAGGATACGAGTGTAAAAGATTGGCTATGTGAAGTTCCTACGGCATTTGCAGAGAAGCATGCTGAAAGCTTGTTTGAGAAACGCAATCGTCCTTATACGATGATGGAGTTTGCCAAGAAGTTGAACACGATCTTCGTCGAGGAATTTGGTTTTCGCAATGCAATGTATCCTTGCAAGAACACGGCTCGACATGTCGCGATGACTCATCCCGATTGGGTGGATCCTGACTCGTTTCTTCACGGTGGTACAGGTTACTTCGATGGTCTGAGTCAGGTGTTCGATTGTCCAAATCTCATGAGCAAGAGTAAGTACGAGATCAACGAGTTCGGCGAATATGTTGCTTTGAATGATGCCGCAAAAATGCAAGTCGAGCATATGGATTATCTGAAGGCGCATACATCGA